GTGGAAAATTGGAATCGGCTTGCGATCAATTTTATTGCGGATTCTATATTCATATAGAGTTTCGGATTGGGAAGGGATAACGTCAGGAGCGTTAATGAAATGAGCGAAGTTCCATTTTGGTGCAAAGGAGAGGGGTCCATGCCAAAATTGGTATTTCTTCAAAATCTCACGTTGAGTGGGGAAGTGGGTGAGAGGTATTTCTTCGAAATAGGAGTCCATAAGTTTGAACTGTCCAGGAAGAAATTTAACGATGTTAAAGAACGTTTCGGTGTTTGGTTCAGCTGCGTAAGGAGCGAAGGTCCAGTATATATCGCGACAGAATTCATAGAAGGTATGTTCCATAAATGGTGTGGCATAGGCTATGCCTATGGCGCGGTATGACATATATTTGTCAATTGGGCCGTGTTCGGGGTAGCAGAGTTGAGCGACCATTTTACCAAGTGGACGTATAGGATTGCCAAAGTTGCATTGGTATCCAAGCGTTTCGATGCGATTTCGCATCATGGTAATGATTGATTGGTTGTTGATAAAACCATGTTGTATCTGGTGAGTGCATATCGTTCGAACCATTGAATGAATTGTTCAAGTTCGGCGATGTCTAGCTGGGTAAAGCCAGAGTTGTCGTCTCCCATGATAAAGAGAGTGATCATGTCGATCTGGTGATCGGAAAATCCATATTCGATGAGACCATCGATTAGGAGGAAGAGATTGCCATAAGAGTCAAGGTACTGTGTGGTGAATTGTCCAGAAGAGACTCCAGCGCATGTGCGGCGGTAGGCGAATCCGTCGAGTGACAGAAAGGTCATGTTGTTAAACCAGGTGTGCAAAAAGTGTAAGAGATTTGACATTCTAGTAAACATTTTCTCAGGGGTGAGGTCGGGGTAGGTGGGGTATTCATATGTTGGTTGGTATCCATGTGATATTACGATAAGACGTTCAAGGAAGTCAGTAAAGAATGTATCAGTTATGATGCGGGATAAGCGCTGATCAAATTGGGACCAGTCGATAGTAAAGAATGATTTGTACTTTTTCGCTAAGCGATCAAGATAATGGTTGGAGCCACGTATAGTTTCAAGACCATACATAATGCAGCAAGACATTTTCCGAGCGGAAATGAGAAGCGGAGTAGTGAGCATTCGTTCGATGTAACCAAAAAGATCGTCAACTGCATAAACAGGACGTTGTTTGAGGTTTCCATCTCTATCAGAGATATGATTACGGGTAAAGAGCATAGTAGGAAATTCATTAAAGAAGCGATTAAGGCGGTGAGCGATAGTTTCGTGTTCAAGGCGATCAGGGTCAAATGGTAGACCAAATTGTTTAATTCGGTGGACGATTGTTCTTGAGAATTCAAGAAAAGCGTTATAGTAGTAACCTTTTGATGTTCGTTTTGATTGGTATTCTTTAGGGTGTGAATATTTTGCATGTGCATTGATTCGATAGCTGTGTCGGTTGTGATAACCAGTTCCAGTGTGAAGAGGTGGATTGGTAAAAGCGACGTCTACGAAATGTAGAGGAAGGAAAGGTGTTGCATCTAAGCGTTGGAAAACGTGTTTGAGTACATGTTCCTTGCGGATTGGATCAAGTGGTGCAGAAGGCTTCTGTTCGCGGTTAAAGTCAGAGAAAGTTGCATCTGTTGTGCCAAGGGGGCGGCAGTATTGTACGATGTACTTACGGTACTGAGGGTATTTGTGCGTGATGAGATAGTCAATAAGCGGATGGATTTGAAATCCAGATTCAGGAATTTCGTCAGTTGCGACGACTGTTTGTCCTCGGTGGTATTTGAGTGGGACGATTTCGATGCCAGGGGCAGGATATCGGTGTTCAGGAAGGTGAGTGAATTCGTCAATAGAATAATATTGAAAAGGTTCGTGTCTTTGTGAGTTCCGGTTTTTGTATTCTTCGATGATTGCGTTGTGTTCGGCAAGATAATGTGATTCAAGATCTTTTTCTTCGAATTTATGTCGGTGTTGGTCATAGAGGCGGCGAAGGTCTGAGTCAAGAGATTCTTCGAGTGTGATTTCAGGGTCAAGGTCGTTTCGTTGGAAGCGACTCCATTCTTCTTTGAGGCGGTATAGTTTTTCGTGAAGGTAGTTACGGACTGAGTTCAGGTAGTGAGAGGCCATGTGTAGTATGTTCT